TGATCTCTGCTGCTATCCCAGATGACGCCACTAAGACCAACTACGCCGGCATCATTGAGAACCGTGATGGCACACCATCTGAACCAGATAAGAAATTTAATTGGGAACAGCAATTCGATTTTGGCGATACGTCACCAGACCGTTAGGGTATACTGTGACCACTGGGTGAACAGTGTAAACAAAATAACGGCTTCCCGCGAGGATGTAAACAACTTCGGGAATGAGTGCTCAGTAAAAGTTTGAGATGTACAAGTAAGATCGATTGGTTAGTATGATCTGCAATTAGTAATGACAACACAAGACACAACTAAACCCAAGAAGACCACGCCGAAGGCCGAGCGTGAGCATTACGTAAACAACAAGGAGTTTTCTCAGGCTGTTGTTGATTACGTCACCGGAGTGAAGAAATCCATCTCCGAGAATAAGGAGCCAGATCGTATTCCCGAATACATCGGTCGGTGCTTCCTTCGTATTGCTGAAGGTCTTTCTCACAAGCCTAACTTCGTACGATACACCTATCGTGAGGAGATGGTCATGGATGCCGTCGAGAACTGCATCAAGGCGATCATGAATTACAACATCGAGGCTGCCACTCGTACTGGTTCTCCTAACGCCTTTGCGTACTTCACGCAGATCTGCTACTATGCCTTCCTTCGGCGTATCATGAAGGAAAAGAAGCAGCAGGACATCAAATTCCGTTACATCGAGCATGCAGGTATTGAGAACTTTCTTACATCGCCCGATGACGAAGTTGCTGCAGTCTTCCAGGATACTGGCTTCATCGAGACCATCAAGAAGCGTATCGATAAGGTCAAGGACAACGACAAGAAGATCAAAGACTTCAAGAAGAAACTCAAGACAGATCTCGAGTTCTTCATTGCATGAAGATAGCCATCCTTAACGATACTCATTGCGGAGCCAGAAACGCATCTGACGCTTTTCTGGACTACTTCGGGAAGTTCTACTCAGAGATCTTCTTTCCGTACTGCAAGGAGCATGGGATCAAGCAGATCTTGCACCTAGGTGATTACTACGACCACCGGAAGTACATCAACTTCAAGGCACTTCATCACAACCGCAAAACATTCCTGGAGCCAATGCGTGATCTGGGAATGACGATGGACATCATTCCTGGTAACCATGATGTGGTCTACAAGAACACAAACGATCTTTGTTCACTAAAGGAACTGCTAGGGTTCTTCGTGGAGAACGTCAACATCGTCATGAAGCCAAAGGTGATGAGCTACGATGGTTGCAATATTGCACTTCTACCGTGGATCAATCCGGAGAACTTTGAAGAATCGATGAAGTTCGTTGAGACGTGCCCAGCCACAATTCTGGCAGGGCACCTCGAACTGAAAGGCTTTGATGTTCTTCCTGGCATGCCGGCTCATGAGGGTATGGATCCAAAGGTGTTCTCCAGGTTTGAGGAAGTGTGGTCTGGTCATTACCACACGAAATCGAAGAAAGACAACATTCACTATCTCGGCACTCAGTTCGAGATGACGTGGGCGGATGTGAACGACAGCAAGTATTTTCACGTCTTTGACACTGAGACTCGACAGTTGACAGAGATCCACAATCCAAATACGATCTTTGAGAAGTATCTTTACAACGACAATTCCATCGCTCTTGATCCGGATGGCCTTGACGTATCTTTTGCGACCGGACGATTCGTCAAGGTCGTAGTGATGCACAAGAAGGACTTCTTCAAATTTGACCGATTCATCGATCGGCTGCAAAAGCAGAATCCACTTGAGCTCAAGATCGCAGAGAACTACGAAGAATTCACTGGCACAAATGTTCAGGATGAAACCGTAGGTCCTATCTCAGACACATCTCAGCTGATCGACTCGTATGTCGATGCTGTTGAAACATCACTAAATAAGGATACCATCAAAACCAAGCTTCGTGAACTTCACGTTGAGGCTCAGAATCTTGAGATGGTCTGATCATGGCAATCACATTTGAACGAATCCAGTGGAAGAACTTCCTTTCGACTGGAGATACTCCGATATCCATCAACCTGAACAACGGCAGTTCTACGCTTGTAGTGGGACCAAACGGTGCAGGTAAGTCCACGCTGCTTGATGCCCTGTCGTTTGCCTTATTCGGCAAACCGCATCGTGACATCAACAAGCCACAGCTCGTCAATTCAATCAACGGCAAAGGTTGCGAAGTGACGGTCGAGTTCACGGTCGGCAAGATTCAGTTCAAGATCGTTCGAGGTATCAAGCCAAACATATTTGAGATCTGGCAAAATGGAACACTGGTCAACCAAGAGGCGCACTCAATGGATTACCAGAAGGTTCTGGAGCAGAACATTCTCAAGCTCAACCACAAGTCGTTTCATCAGATCGTGGTCCTCGGTTCTTCCTCGTTCATTCCTTTCATGCAGCTGCCGTCGCACCACCGTCGAGAGGTGATCGAGGACTTGCTGGACATCAACATCTTTACGAAGATGAATACGATCCTGAAGGAAAGGATTGCTGCTCACCGTGATGATCTGCAGTCTCTTCAGCATTCTTCAGAGATGCTCGATCATAGCATCACGGTACAGAAGAAGTACATCGGAGATCTGAAGCGGCGAACCGAGGATGCTGCCAAGAAGAATAACGAGAAGATCGCTACAATGGTCGCAGAGATCGAAGGTCTGCTGCTGGAAAATGACGAGGACCAGAAGATCATCGACCAGAACCTAGAATCAGCACGAGATCGTTCGGCAAAACTTCACGAGAAACGTCAGGCCCTGATGGTTTACCACGGCCAAATCAAGGCAAACATTCAGAAGGTTGTCAAGGAAGCAATGTTCTACGACAACAACAGCGAATGCCCGACGTGCAGTCAGAAGTTAGATGGTGCCTTTCGTGATCTGAGAATCTCCTCCTGCAAGGAGAAGGCAAAGGAACTTGCTGACGGCGAACACAAACTCGCCGAAGAACTCAAGAAGATCGAGACCGATATCAGCGCGGTCAGCGAGAGCCTGAGGATCTACCATGATCTGGCCTCTCAGATCACATCGAGGTTCATGGCGGTCAAACGCCTTCAGGCTAACATCAATACCTTGGAGAAGGAAGCCGCTGTGGCAGGTAGTGAGGATCTCACGGCGGCCGAGGCTAACCTTGCCTCGTTACTCGAGGAAAAGGAGAAGTCCTCGAAGCAGAAGGCCGAGGCGTACGAAGAAGGAACGTACAATCAGGCCATCTCTGAGATGCTGAAGGACACCGGCATCAAGACGAAAGTCATCAAGCAGTACCTGCCAGTGATGAACAAGCTTGTTAACCAGTATCTTCAGATCCTGGACTTCTTCGTCTCGTTCAACCTCAATGAATCATTTGAGGAGACGATTCGCTCTCGTCATCGGGATGACTTTTCGTACTCGTCCTTCTCAGAAGGCGAGAAGCAGCGAATTGATCTGGCTCTGCTGTTTACGTGGCGCCAGGTGGCCAAGATGAAGAACTCGGTCTCGACCAACCTGCTGATTCTCGATGAGACGTTTGATTCCTCAATGGACCACGATGGCGTTGAGAATCTGCTGAAGATTCTGGCCACGTTGGTCGATGGTAAGACCTCGGTCTTCGTAATTAGCCACAAGACCGACGCATTAGATGGCAAGCTCCGGAATAAGATCGAGTTCGAAAAGACCAAGAGCTTCTCGCAGATCAAGCAAAAAGCCGGATGATAAATGTGGCCTAAGTTGTTGATGGTCAACCATCTGCAAACTGACCGCATTTTGATCTTTACTTTTGACTTTGACTTGGTAGGATTGTGCCATGATGAATAGCACGGACAATAGCCAAGGCACTCTGGCCAAGCTCCTCGCGAAGGAGAACATCCAGATCCAGCACGGCAACTATTCGACGGCCTTCTTTGACGTCAAGAACCGCATCCTCGGTCTTCCGAAGTGGAAGAACCGCGGCAAGGATGTCTACGACCTCCTTTGCGGCCACGAAGTCGGTCATGCCCTTTACACTCCGGCGGATGCCTTCGACAAGCCGAATGGCTGCAACAAGATGCTCCTCAATGTGGTCGAGGATGCTCGCATCGAGCGGATGATCCAAGAGACCTATCCGGGCCTCATCTCGTGCTTCCGCCGTGCCTATGCTCAGCTTCACTCCGAGGATTTCTTCGGAGTCAAGGCTCGTGCTTCTAGCACGCTCAATTTCCCCGACCGTCTGAACCTCAAGTTCAAGCTCGGCAATCTCATCGACCTGCCCTTCTCCGCTGAAGAGCAGAAGTTCGTTGACCTGCTCGCCTCCACGAAATCGTGGGATGACGTGGTCGCTGCCACCCTCAAGCTCCAGGAGTTCCTCAAGGAGCAAGCCGACAAGGAGAAGGAGCAGCCTGAGCAACCGAAGCTGGATAGCCAGAACGGCGCTCCTGATCAGTCAGATGAGGAGCAGGTCGAGCAGCAGGATTCTTCTGACGAGACCGGCGACGAGGAGTCCGACGAGGACAACAAGACCGACGGCAACGGTTCCGACGATTCTGAGGACGAGTCTGAAGAGTCAAATTCTGACGACTCTGCCAACTCCGATGAGCAGGCTGAGGAGTCTGAGACCGCCAAGGACGCCGAGTCTGATAGTGCCAAGCAGCCTGAGAAGTCCGAAGCCAAGCCCGAGGACGAGACTCCTGCCACCACCGATGGCGTCTTCGATCCTACGCAGAATGCCATTCCTTCTGAGCTTCCGCTCCCCGAGACCGTCAAGAACTTCGAGTCTCGCAACGACGACCTTCTCGATTTCTCAAATGATGCTCTGATGACGTTCGAAGTTGCGGCTCCCTCTGCTAAAGAGATGGACGAGGTCATCGTTCCCTATTCCGAGGTGAACAAGCTTCGACGGTCTACTCAGCACTTCATGCACTTTTTCAATACTCCGCACTACCGCGAGGAGTATCAGCGCTTCATGACCCACACCAAGAAAGTGGTCAGCAATTTCATCAAGGAGTTCGAGCTCCGCAAGGCTGCCTATCAGTATTCTCGAGCCACGGTCTCTAAGACCGGTTCGCTCAACATGAATCGCCTGCATGCCTACAAGACCTCTGATGATCTTTTCCTGAGCGTCACGAAGCTGGCCAATGCCAAGAACCACGCGATGGTAATGTTTGTGGACTATTCTGGTTCGATGTCCAAGACTCTTCCATCGGTTCTGAATCAGGTGATCAACCTGTCTCTGTTCTGCCGTAACCTCGGCATCCCCTTCAAGGTATATGCCTTCACTTCGGACAACTCCTTTAGTACCGGCAACCGTACGGACTACTTCATGGTTCCGACTGAGACGGCGTACAGCCGAGTCCTCATCAGCAACCTGAGTCTTCTCGAGCTCGTCAGCTCCGACCTCAACCGGGCTGACTTTGACGACGCGCTCTATGCGCTGTTCCTTCGTGCTTCCTACGGCACTCACGGTCGAGGCGAAGGTCTTGGCGGTACTCCGTTGAACGAGACTCTCATCGTTGCCCACAAGATCGTCAATGATATGAAGGCCAAGTTCAGCCCGGATCGTATGATTTCCATTTTCCTGACGGACGGTAACGGCCACCACCTCAAGACCGTCGAATCCGAGCAGTCCCTCCTACGTTCCCACACCAAGGCCAAGCTTGCTGCCAAGAGCATGTACTCGATGCCTATGACTGCCTTCACGCTGAACGGCAAGAAGGTGAAGTCTGATTACTACGGAATGACGACCGCTCTCATCAAGAATCTGCGGCAGACCACGAATTCTGAGGTCATCGGCTTCTTCGTAGCCGCGATGAATGAGGCCGGTGTTGCCAGTCATGTTGCGAAGGCCATTACGACTGGAACCAATGTATCTTCGCCCGTCGCCTATGCGAAATGGACCAATGGTCTGGCTCAGGAATACAAGCGGTCGGATGTCGTGGCGATCAACGAAGGTTTCTGCTACAGCAAGTACTTCGTGGTTCCGAACTGTGGTTCGATGGAATTGGATACCGACGACGAGATTAACATCGACTCTTCGACCATGACGCGCGGCAAGATGGCTCGCGAGTTCATGAAGTACAGCAGTGCCAAGAAGACCAACCGAGTCTTTGTCAGCAAGTTTGCTGAGGCGCTTGCCTAAGTTATTGGTCCACCAACAAGTTAAAGCGCAACAAATCTATGTACGAAGTGCGCAGAACAGTGTAGAATGGTGGCACAGTTGATTCCTTCTTAATCATGAACACCCAGTCAGTCCAGATCCTGGACACCCTCAAGTCCCGCTTCCCCGATCAAGTCGAGTTTCGCCGCAAGGCCATCGACGACGTAGCCGTCGAGCTCGGCTTCGGTTTCAAGGGAGCTTCCGAGCTCATCGGCGATCGCTTCAAGATCGCTCGCGGTCTTTACAACTTCTCGGCAGTCCTCAAGCCCGACGCCTCTCCTGCTCCGGTTGCCGCAGTCCCCAAGACTGCGATGAAGCTTGCCGCGCAGGTCAGCTCCACGATCAACGAGGATGCCTATGTTCCTGCCAAGGATCCGACCTACGTGAAGTGGGGGTCCTTCGATGATGTCTTGACGGTCATCAAGTCTAGCACTTTCTACCCCATTTACATCGCGGGTCTCTCAGGTAACGGCAAGACCATGATGGTCGAACAAGCCTGCGCGCAGGCCGGCCGAGAGTACATCCGCGTTCAAATTTCCCCGGAGACAGACGAAGACGACCTCATCGGTGGTTTCCGACTTCTCAACGGTGAGACGGTGTTCGCCAAAGGTCCGGTCATCAAGGCCATGGAGCGCGGCGCTATCCTCCTCATCGATGAGATCGATCGTGCGACCAACAAGATCATGTGCTTGCAGGGTGTTCTTGAGGGTAAGCCTGTCTTGATTAAGAAGACCGGTGAGCTCATTCATCCGTCTCCGGGGTTCAATGTTCTAGCGACTGCCAACACGAAGGGCAAGGGCTCTGAGGATGGCCGCTTTGTGGCTGCCACCATCATCGACGAGGCGTTCCTTGAGCGGTTCGTCTCGACCATCGAGCAGCCGTATCCGTCGCGCACGATCGAGACCAAGATCGTCTCGCGCCACATGGAGAAGTTCGGCAAGGTCGATGAGGACTTTGCAGACAAGCTGACCACGTGGTCCGAGATCATTCGCAAGACGTTTGCTGATGGTGGTGTTGACGAGCTCGTCTCCACGCGCCGTCTCTGTCACATTACGCAGACCTTCTCCATCTTCGAGGATCGCCTCAAGGCTGTCCAGATGTGTATCTCTCGGTTCGATCTGGATACCAAGACGGCCTTCCTCGATCTTTATACGAAGGTCGATCCTTCGGTTCAGCCTGAGAAGCCTGCGGATCCTGTGGCTCAGCCCACTCCGAATGCTGCAACTCCTGCTTACTGAGCACTCGCCTCAGTTTTGTATTTACAAACTCTCCTAACAAGGTAGAATGCCTGTGTGGATCAAGGTCCAGGTCCACACAGCAACATCAACGGACCACATGAAGCAATACACAATGACTAAGTCAAATAATCAGAAGACCCGTCTGGTTAATTTCCTTGCCAAGGGCAAGGAGGTTACGATCGCTGAGGCTGCTGCCCGCCTCCGTATCGCCAATCCGAGCGCAGTTGTCGCGTCCCTCCGCCAGGATGGTCACGTCATCTGGACAAACCGCCGCAAGGACACCAAGACCGGCCGTACGATCTATCGTTATCGTTACGACGCCAAGCGCAGTGCTGCTAACCTCAGCTGAGGAACAGCTAAGGCCGGAGGGAAACCTCCGGCCAATCCTTTATGCAGACCATGAAACTATCCGACAGCACTGTTGACATCCTGAAGAACTTTTCGGCCATCAACCCGAACATTCTCTTCAAGCGTGGCAACACACTCAACACGATCGCTGAGGCGAAGAACATCATGGCATCTGCCAAGATCTCGGAGGAGATCCCGACAGAGTTCGGCATATTTGACCTCACACAGTTCCTATCTACGGTGTCTCTTCTCGAGAACCCTGATCTGGAATTCACCGAGAATTCAGTACTGGTCCGAGACGGAAACGCCTCTATCCAGTACTATTACTCGAGCCCTGAGGTCTTGACGGTACCTACAAAGACCGTCAATATGCCGAATCCTGACGTGGTGTTTAACCTTCCATCTGATACGATCAACAAGATCAAGAGGGCATCCTCTGTTCTTGGACATCCGACACTTCAGATCACCGGTGCCAAGGGGAGAATTACGTTGCAAATTGTGGACCTAAAGAACCCTACGGCAAATAAATACTCGATTGTGATAGATGAGAAGAATGCTTGTAATGAGGTCTTTTCATTTGTCATGGTCATCGGCAATCTGAAAATGATGGCAGGTGATTACGTGGTCTCGATAAGCTCAAAACTTATCAGCCACTTCAAGAACACCAGCACTCCCGTTGAGTACTGGATCGCTCTTGAAAAAACTTCGACGTTCGGTAAATGAAGTCGAATAACCTAGGTACAACACAACATGGAAAACGCACAAACCACAACTACCGAGCAGGCAGCTCCTGCTCCTCAACTGAACCTCAACGACCTCGCAGCCGTTGTGCAGATGATCGATGTCTGCTCGCGCCGCGGAGCCTATGAGGGTCCAGAGCTCGCCGCCATCGGCGCTCTTCGCACTCGCTTCGCCGACTTCCTGAAGGCCAATGCTCCTAAGGAGCAGCCAAAGCAGGATGGTGAGGCCGTTGCAGGTGACAAGCTCCCAGGTGACGTTGCTGCTAACTAATCGGTAGTTTCCGATCGGACTTTTGGCGCGTAGTCTGTAAAGAACGCGCCTTTTTTGTTTTTCTACTTTATTATGAGCCAAACTGAATTCCTCTGGGTTGAGAAATACCGGCCAAGCAGGATCGACGAGTGCATATTGCCCGAAGATCTGAAGGCGTTGTTTGCCGGAATCGTCAAGTCCGGTAAGCTTCACAACATGCTTTTGACCGGTACTGCCGGTCTTGGCAAGACCACTGTTGCACGTGCTCTGTGCAACGAACTGAATCTGGACTATCTGCTGATCAATGGATCGGAAGAATCCGGCATCGACGTCCTGCGGAGCAAGATCAAGCAGTTTGCCTCGACAGTCTCGTTGAGTTCGGACGGTCCTAAGGTCGTGATCCTCGACGAGGCTGACTATCTCAATGCGCAGTCAACTCAGCCTGCTCTACGTGGCTTCATCGAGGAGTTCTCGAACAACTGCAGGTTCATCTTGACCTGTAACTTCAAGAACCGAATCATCGAACCAATACATTCAAGGTGTGCGGTCATCGAATTCAATTCGGACAAATCCACCTTGGTCGGCCTGTGCGCAAAGTTTCACAAGCGCCTGACCGGAATACTGAAGGCTGAAGGTGTTCAGTATGACGTTAAGGTCCTGGTCGAGATCATCTCTCAGTTTGCTCCGGACTGGCGCCGAATCTTAAACGAGTGCCAGCGCTATGCTGCAAGCGGAGCAATCGACAGCGGTATCCTGGCAAATCTAGGAGACCAGAATCTTAAGTCTCTTATCACTGCCTTGAAAGAGAAGAACTTCAAGGACATGCGGTCATGGGTAGTTGAGCATGCCTCGACTGATTCGGCCACACTGTTCCGAAAGATCTACGACAGCATGTCGGAGTATGCTAAACCTCAGTCGATCCCGCAGATCGTTCTGATCCTGGCAGACTACCAGTACAAGGATGCTTTTGTGGCCGATCACGAACTGAACACTGTAGCTTGTATGACCGAGCTCATGGCTTCGGTCGAATGGAAGTAACATGTGGAGACTCTGGGCTAAAGCACTGGGGGAAAAATCATCACCTGATAACAAGGAAGCAGACGTAGTTGCAATCATTCGCACCGCCATCTTAGTGGTTTACATGGTCACCAATGCGTTTATTGTGGCAGGTGTAATCCGTCACTGGTAATGAATCCATTCGAATACCTCAACAGCATCAACGATACCAAGAAGGATATCATGGTGGATGACATTGCCGAGAAGCAATACCTTCCATTCATGGTCAACCGAGGTCTGTCCTATTTCGTAGACACCATCCTGATCGCAAATGAGATGAACCGGAACCATCACCTGGATAACCGCCTCCAATTCGACTTCTGCATAAATAGTGTTCGTAAGCGGAAACGCTTCAGCAAGTGGCTTAAACCCCACGAGCACGATGACCTCTTGATTGTTAAGGAATACTATGGCTACAGTAATGAAAAGGCCAAAGCTGCCCTGTCGATCTTGAGTGCTTCGCAAATCGAAGATCTCAAACGTAAACTAAACACAGGTGGAAACCAGCAAACCAACACAGCCAAATCTAAGCATCGAGGAGACTCCAGTTGAATGGACTCCAGCTATGATGCTGGAGATCACGTTGTCTGAGCCAGATGATTTTCTTAAAGTTAGAGAAACTCTCACTCGCATCGGTGTGGCGTCTCGTAAAGAAACGAACAAGCTCTACCAATCCTGTCACATCCTTCACAAACAAGGGAGATACTTCATTGTCCACTTCAAAGAACTTTTTCTATTGGATGGCAAGCCGTCCAATCTCACAGTCAATGATCTCCAACGGAGAAACACTATTGCTACTCTGCTTTCTGATTGGGGTCTGGTTTCAATCGTAAATCCAGATCAGTCTAAGGATAAGGCTCCCCTGAGACAGATCAAGATCATCCCGCACAGGGAGAAGGCTAACTGGGAACTGTTGCCAAAGTATTCTATTGGCAACACAAAGTCAGATAAATAAGTTTGTTGGCAATCCCGCTAACAACCGTTGATGCCCGATTGGGGTCAGCGGAGACAGAACATAACCTCGCTTAATTGGAGGAAACTAAGATGACACAATACACGACAACCTCGTTTAACTTCCCACGTGCAAATTTCGTGGGATTCGATAGACTGTTCGATGAGCTTACACGAGCTCAGCTCGGTGCTCAGAACAACTATCCGCCACACAATGTGGTAAAAATCGATGATGACAACTACATCATCGAGCTTGCGGTTGCAGGCTTCAAGCAGGAAAATCTGGATATCCAGCTAAAGGATTCCATCCTGACTGTGACTGGCAAGAAAGAAGATACGCGCGAATACGCTCACAAGGGAATCTCTTCCCGTGAGTTTGTCCGCACGTTTACCCTGGGTGAACACGTCCAGGTCACAGGCGCAAACTTGGGAGACGGAATTCTCGCCGTCAACCTCGAGCGTGTTGTGCCGGAGGATGAACGCCCGAAGAAAATCGAGATCAATACTCCAGTGAAGACCAAGAAGGGTTTTCTGAAGGACTGACTCGTCTAAGTAAATAACCTGGCCGGTCGGCACTTTTATGTGTACGACCGGCCTTTTTTGTGCTAGGATCTGAGAGCGTGAATTTCTACACCAACGTCAGTCGATTCGGTTCGAATATCCTCTACCGTGGTTACAAGGACGGTAACCGAGTTCAGGAGAAGGTCAGGTTCAAGCCTACCTTGTTCTTGCCTTCTAAGTTAAAGAAGACGACCTGGACTGCCCTTGACGGAACGCCGGTCGAGCCTCATAAGTTTGATTCGATGAAGGATGCCAAGGAGTTCATTGAGAAGTACGAGGGAATCGACACGTTCAAGATCTTTGGGAATACTCGGTACATCTGCCAGTTCTTGCAGGAGAAGTTCCCTGACGAGATCCACTTTGATCGATCCATCATCAACGTTGCCTCGCTTGACATCGAGGTGATCTCCAATGACGGATTTCCGAAGCCCGAGGATGCTGCTCATGCGATCAGCACGATCACCATCAAGAACAACATTGACGGCATCTTTCAC